TATCGATGATGCCGTGGCTAGGCCAGAATCTAGGGCAGGGCGCAAGAAAGGTTTAGCACTAACCCTTATTCGCTTATTGCTGGCCCAAATTTTGGCATTAAAACCTTTTTCCACTAAGTGCGCATATTTTGTCGGTTTCGCTTCAACCATGACATTACGCTGCGCTACTTTTGATTTTGACGGCTTGAAATATGCGATAAAAACTTTGGCCACAGTGCCTTTTTTGGGGCCAACTATCGCAGTGACTATGCCTTTTTTTGTCGTGATAACCTTTACGGCGATGCTTTTTTTCAGGGCTAAACTTGCGCCGTACATACGCACAAGCTGATCACCTACGCGTATCACCGCCTTGCGGCTGGGTGCTTTCGCCCTAGCGATTTTTGCGACCTGTCCACCAATTTTGCGGGCAGCTCGGCGAAACGCGGTACGTATGACGATCGGGAATTTGGCGAGCCGATCCATCAGGTCATTCAATCCTACAATTTGAAACTGTTCTTCCATTGAAAATGCCATTACGCACCTCCAGTCGGGGTGGTGGTGGTCGTCGTAGGTGCTGCCGTTGTCGTCGTGCTGGTCGTGGTCGCTGGCGCATCTGACTCGACCTGCACAGCCGTGATCTTGAGGTGTTCATTGAGACCGTCAATGGTGCTGATCCCGACGATATTGAGCGTGATGTCTCCGTAGATCATGCGATGGATCGGCAGCACATCGGTGCGGTATCTCATCGTGACCGTGTAGGTCGTGACTGACGACTGCATCAGAGCGCTCTGCGGCTCGCTGCCTGGAGTCGAGACAACGCTGGCCCATACTGTCGCGTAGGTCGCCCATGTGCGGATCGCCTGACCGTATGAGTCAATACTGTCGGTCGGTGCCTGAAGGGCTACACGACGACGCAGATCTCCTACTACGGTTGATGCGGGCATCAGCTATACCCTCCATCGGAGTAGAGCCTGAGCACGCTATCGACTGCCAAGGGCACTTCGCTGCCGAACGACCCAACTGCTTCACGATGCTCGTACCAATGCGCAACGAGCATCATGATTGCGAGGCGAAGGAGCTGCGGTATGCCCGTGCTTGCTGAGCCGTAGCCTGCGATCCAATCGATCTCGATTGCGCCACGCTGAAGCGGGTAGGTGACCGGCCAAATGCCGCTTGGTGGCAGCACAAGCAGGGGCGGGTTGTTGTCGAGCAAAACTTCAAAATCATTGGCGGCATACGTCATCGTTTGCTGATTACCATCACCGTCGTAGTATCGAATCCGCGGTGTGATGTATGCGATGCCGGTCACGAGATTAGCCGCAGCCTCGATCGCAGGCGACCTTGGCAGCTCGATGTCGTAGGGCCAGTTGTCCATGGTCAATCGGTATGCGGTATAGATCAGGGTGCGGCTAGTGTAACGCTCGACCATTTCACGTGCCGCGCTGATCATCGCAGTGATGAGCGCATCATCATCGCTCAGGTCCACGCGCAAATGCAGTTTCGCTTCGGCCAGCGTGACTGGCTCAGCGGTTCCACGCGCGAGGATCTTGATGTTCATCGTTTCTCCACGTTTTTACGACGCTTATTATCCGCAATGTCTAAAGGTGGTCGAGCCGGTGCTGCTGGCTCGTTGTAGGGCTCGGCGAGCCCAGCGGATACGAGCCGCTGGGCGTCATCGCCGAGAATATCTAGGACTTCGCCGGGCATGTAGCTCACGAGAGTGCCTACGCAATGTATGAGTATTTTCACTCTCATGAGTCTACTCCACATTAGGATGCTGGCTGAGTGATACGGACAATCGCGGCGGACTGAGCCACTTTGGCGTCAGAGCGGCGCACTGCCATAAAGCCGGTCTGATAGGCATCAGCATAGCGTTCGTTCATGCGGATGATTTCAATATCTCCCGCATCACGGATGTAGTATTTGGAGAAATCTCCAAACAATACAGTTTTGGCGCTGGCAGCGATCGAGCTGGCCATTGCGTTATTGACGATGACTGGATAACCCAAGAGCCGCGGTGCGTTGCCGTTGAGCAGGTCGAGGAACAATGGGCGGCTCTGTGAGTCAGCCAGTTGCAGGATGGTAGACCAGATCGACTGGTGCATCATCCATGCGCCATTTTGCTGATATCCGAAATCGAGGGCATTGCGGCATGCCATGATATTGGCCAGCGTGATGGTGGTCGTGGTTGCGCCAGCAACACCAGCGCTGGAGCCGGTGACTACACCCTGAGGAGCAGTCGTGCCGTTACCAGTTGCGTGGTCGGTGGCTTCCTTGCGACCGAGACGCTCGCCGAGAAGGCCAGCAACTTCGGTAGCAAGGTCCAAGCCGGAGTCGCGTAGGAGCTCATTGCTGAGCAGCACCAGAGACTCGGTGCGGTATGCGCCGAGGATGATCTGACCAAATGTCATGTCAGTAGCGGATGGTGCGGTGTTTTCCACCCCGATCGCTCCGGGGTTGCCAGTGTCGTCAATCGTGGGGAATGGCAAGCTATTGCCCGACTCAGTGCGGATGACGCGAGCGACATCACGTAACGGGTTGAAATAGACGATCTTTTTCTCGAGCTCGGCGAGGAATCCCTGCGGGATGGTGTAACCACCGGCAGTGGAGCTGGTCGAGTTGGCGCGAGTCAGCACGATGCGGTTGCTGCCCAGGTTGAGGCCTGAGCGCTGAGCTGCTGATCGGTGCTCAGGGCGAGCATCGTTGCCAAGGAACCAGCCACAAAGAGCTGTTTCACGGTCCCGATTAGCGCGCTTGTCGTCGAGGTCGCGCGTGAACATTGGCACGCCCACTGGTGCTGGGCGAGTGCGGCGTGAGCTTGCGCTGAGCACATCGCTGAGACGTGCGCGAGCTGCCTGCTGCTGAGTTGCTGGATCTACTGCGGGCGCTTCTGCTGGCATCTCTTCGCCAGAGACCTCCTCAGCCATTGCAGCCTCGATAGCCGCGATGCGCACATCGTGGTCAGCGATGAGAGCAACGATCTCATCGACCTTTGCTGTCTCTTCTGGTGTCCACTCACGGGTCGATGCCGACTCATGGTAGGTCTTGGCCTGCTCTACTAGACGTGCTCGCTCTGCGAGCAGGTCGCGACGTGATACGCTCATACAATCCTCCCTGCGCAGCCGAGCTGCGACATAAGCAATTTTCGGCCTCGTAAATGTACGCTCAGCCGTAGTTGGCTAGCGCTCCACTGATCACGCGACCGTATCGCGACCGTGGTGTCCGGATATGCGGGGATGGTGACGACGGAGACCTCGATGAGCTCGACATCTGTCACGGTCCGCACTCGCACTGTTTCCTCGATTGTCCACTCGTCAGCTCTGACAATAAATCCAAACGACATTTGGTTGACATCGCCGCGCTCGATGAGCATACGGAGATCTTTGGCATAGCTGGTGTCTGGCGGATAGATCTCGACGCCAAGGCCATTTTTGTCGGTGCTCAGTTTGAGCGTGCCCGCACTGCGACGACCTAGCACAAGCGATGAGTCGTGATTGACCAGAGCTCGCACATCGGCGCTCTTATCCTCGAGTGTGCGAGTGAATGCTGCGGGGCTGATCCTCTCACGGAAACCGCCCAGATCCTCGCTGAGCGGCCCGTAGACGCTCGCATAGCCCATTAGGCGGCCAGCATCAGATGAGACGGTAGAGAGCAGTCTACGCTCCATCGGTGACCTCCTGCGCAGGCTCTGTTTTGCGTAGCGGCAAAATCGGTCGCCATTTAATGCGCCAGCCATGGCGTCCACCTGGGCGGATTGGTGGCACTAGCTCACGCTCACGCTCGATGCCGCAGACACGGCAGCGATTGGTCGAGCCATGCTCGCAGCTCGGGATCTGGTGCTCGGTCATTGCCAGCGCTAACGCAATTACGGCATCGCTGGCATATGCCTCGAGGTCGTTGGTCTCTGCTGGTGCCGGTGGTGCTGCTGGCAGCGCTGTAGGATCGACGACGACAGGTGCGACAGGTGCGACAGTAGGATCGGCAGGCGGTGCCTGAGCCCCGCCCATTGACGATACGGGTTGCATGTTGAGTGGCTGGAGAAATACATCTCCACCCTCGATAGGGTCAAGCTGCTCGAGCGCTCTGATCTCATTGACGGAGAGCCAGCCCCAGTTGCGGCCAATGGCGTAGGCGCTGTATCTCGCTGCTAGGTCGGTGCGCAGCAGCCCCTCGACGCGGTGCTCGACGTAGTAGCTGCTGCTGATTGGCAGGAGCAGTTTATTTCTGACCTCCTGCTCGATGCGCACCAACCAAGGGCGCAGCGTCTCGCTCAGGAACGCTTGGTTTTCCTGCTCGAGCGAGCTGTAGGTGGATCCGCCAGTTGCTCGCAGTTTGCTCACCGGGATGTTAAACCAGCGCGCGATCTCTTCTAATTGGAAACGTCTGGTCTCGAGGAACTGCGCATCGTCAGGCGGTATCGCAGTCGTGGTCCATTTCATGCCCTCCTCGAGGATTGCGACCCTCGAGGCATTATCTATACCGGAGTGCAATCGTTCCCAATCGCCCGAGCCTGCGAGATCCCGCGCTCACAGCGTTTTACGGCGGGGCGGTAAGCTCTGCCGGTGTGCAGGTATCTGAGTCATCAGCACTCAGCTATGCGCCATTTTGGCAAGCCCTCCGCATTATCTCTGAGACCATTTCTAGCCTGCCCTTTCACGTCTATCAGCAGACCGCCAATGGGCGCATTATCGCTGATGACATGATGGTGGCTGACCTCCTGCGATTTGCACCCAACGAAGAAATGACCTCGATGCAACTGCGTGAGCAATGGCTCGCGCAGGCTCTCACTTGGGGCAATGGCTACTGCGAGATCGAGCGAGACACAATCGGCCGCCCAACGCGTTTATGGTTGTTGCGTGCCGAAAACATGAAGGTCGGACGAAGTGAAAACGGCGATCTGCAATATATTTATCGCGACGATTTCTCTCGTGCGACCTACATACCAGCATCTGACGTACTGCATCTACGTGGCCCAGGCGGAGATGGCTATGTCGGCGCCAGCGTCGTCTCGCTGGCTCGAGACTCGATCGGTCTCGGCATTGCTGCCGAAGCATTTGGCTCATCGTTTTTTGGCCGTGGCGCTCGCCCGGCTGGCGTGCTAGAGCATCCCGGCAGGCTCAGCGACGATGCCCGCGGTCGTCTGCGTGGCGATTGGGAACGATTGCACTCCGGTATAGATAATGCCTCGAGGGTCGCA